ATGGGTTGTGGGATTTAGATGGCGATTTTACCTTTGAATGCGTTTTAACTCCATATGAAATTAATGGCTACGGATTTTATGGAGCATCTGGTAATGAATTTCCTTCGGGATTTACAGACAATAATCCTTCGGGAAGTGCTAAGGCTTATATTTCAGGTAGCAAGAAAATACAAAATGGATTAAACTCACTTGCAACTGAAAGCGATTATGAAAGCCATAAATATATGGACAAAGATGATAGAGGAACACATGAAATGCGTATTTTTCATAGTACTAACTTACAGATTAGTTTAATAAATGCCACAGCCCACAACTTTAACAATCCAGCAAGATATAAAATAAAAGTAGGAATTAAATTGGGAACGGCATCTATGGAATATTTTACAACCGATGAAGTTATTATTCCTAATTTAGGAGGGCAATACTCTTATGCCGCTGATGAGTGGACAGGTGGAGATAACGATTTAACAGGATTTGATATAGATGGGAAGCAAAAATTTCGTCTTATTGGAAAGACCAGTTCTTTAATTAATGTAAGTAATGCCTATAATATAAGTGGTGGTAATCCTAACGATTTCGTTGGAACGTCATTTGAAGATAAAGAAATATTCAAGAGGGATGGCTTTACTTTTACTTCAATTGGGTTTAGTCAAAGTGCCACATCTAGTGCCTTAACTTTAAAAGCAGCACCATCTCCAGCAATCGGGGTAAATACTAATCTTTATGTGCATGATAAATTTTTTGAGCCAAGTTATATTAACAACACTAATCACATTGCTTGTTCGTGGGATAATCAAAATAAAGAAATTCTTATATTTTTTAATGGAAAATTAGTTAAAACAGCAAGCCACACACAAACCGATTCATTTACAATGGAAGGAGAAGATTTTTATATTGGTGCAAACGGTGGTGGAGCGACAGGTGTTAATTCAGCAAAAACTAATAATCAGTTTATGGGAGAATTACATGAATTAAGTTTTATGAATATTAGAAAAACACAATTCAATGCTTTAAATAATCTAATGCCTAATTTTAATAATACTGTTTTATATTTGAGATTTGAGGAGATTGATGAATAATGGTCGTTGATTTAAGTCCTTCAAGTGCAAAATCTGATGCACCAACGAATCCAAAATTTTCAGATAGTTCAGTTCTCCCTTTAACTACTCTTTATACTGCTATTGCTACTGATGGAGCAAGTACTTTTACAGCAACGCCCACTACTGGCTCTATTCCTGAAGAAAATCTAGCAACAACAAAAGGATTTAGAATTAAATGCTATGATGCCTTAACTACTACTGGTTTTAGGTTTAATCCGACCGATTTTGCAAATTATCATTATTTTGTTTTAGTTCATGCTAGAGATGAAAAGAAACATCACTTTGCTAGAATTACTGAATTTTTAACAGAAGATATTGAAGGAGATGCTTTTGAATTTGAACCAAAGTTAGGAAATGAAATACCAAAAGGAACACAATATCATATTATTAAAGGACACGCTAAAACAAATACAAATATTGTTGCTTTTTCGGCAGGAATACAAGTAAGTCATAGTCTTGCTGACTTAAGATTACATGAAAATTTAGTTTGTGCTAGACCACTATTTTATTTCTTTAACGATTTATTAGATAAAGAAAACGAGTTAAATCATAATACTAAATATTATTGTATGCAAAAAAATCATGGCGTGTTATCGGCTTCTGCTCAAACTTTTGATACTACTGACGCTGTTACCTTTAGAACAGTTCAGGATTTTGGAAAAACAATTATTGATTATAGTAAATTTTCACATAGAGTTACTTTTACAGATAAATTAAGAGAATTAGACGATACCATTAGCGGGTCAATAACAACCAATGAAGGAGCAACAATTACTGCTGATACAAATGACTATAATGCTATGTTTCCCAATGCGAGAAGAATTAGTGATGATTTAATTAGCACACCCACATATACTGGGCCAATTAGATATTTACACTATGATTTTTCACCAACGAGGGCAAATTTTGCATATAATGTATTTGACCATGTTAATGCTGAATCCATAAGCGGTAAAGGTGGATTTTCAGAATCTTCAATTTTAGATAATGGCAGAATTATGCCAAAGAAAATTAAAGAATTTGATGCTTATAGGGTGAGACATAATATTCATAAAGGAGACATAAATGAGTTTTTTCCATTAACAGCAACATACAGTTCAAAAACTTCAAATGCTGTTTTTTCGTTTGATACTGATTATAATTTAAATACTGTTTTAAATGCAGGAGATGAGGTTAAAATAGGAGATAAAATTTTAATTGTTGCATCTTTTGGAAGCCTTTCTGGAAGAACACAGGAGATTACCTTTCAAAGCGATACAGAACCCTACGCAAGAGGCGAGAACGACGCTGCTTTTACTGCACAGGCAACGACCCCAACAAGCGGAGATATTCTACACAGGCGAGCATATAACGCAACAGATGGAACACTTATGGTTGATACTCATTTGATAAATGATAGATTTAGCAAGATGTATGTTTCTTTTACGTCTTTAAATCACAATGAAAGATTTGCGACTGTAAC